TACCCACTAACCGTGGTGCAAGGACCAAGGACCCAGCGTCGAGAGCCGCGTAGCACGACTCTAGGTCCTCGACCATCGGTCCTGCGATGGTCTTACAGCCTAGCTCGATGCTACATATGAGGATCAACGGGACAAACATGAATGAGATCGTACCATAAAATCTCGAACGAAAATATCCCCGCGCGTTGTGAGGGTAGCTTGTGTGTTACTTGAAAGTGGAATGAAATTATCCCCGAAATTTTTCGCCACACTATGTAAATAAGCCGCGCACCAGCGCGGGCCCCCCCTTTTTAGGGGGGGTGGGGGGTGTCGATCGGCGCGCGATCGGCGCCGATTCGGCCAAGTTACCCCGGACCGCGGACCGCGCGGCGCGCGCCTCGATCCTCGGTCCTATACTTTTGGGTAGGTCGACCTATGCTTCGTGGCACTTGTAAGTGGCACACAAGCGCCCTACATCTATAGATGTAGCCGATGGGGCTACGGGCTTTAATCAGAAAGGAAAGAGCCATGAAGAAATCTTACGTGATCGAGACCAGCATGCAGGTCAAAGTCGAGATCGATCTAGGCGAAATCGCGCAGCTGATCGAGGTGGTCGACAGCGTGGCCGATGCCGAGGGCAGCAACAACTGGGTGGCCAAGGAACTGGCCCGCAAGCTGAAAGCGCTGCGCCGCGACGCGGCCGAGGAAGCCCAGCGCGAGTTTGAGCGGCTGGCCGCCAAGTAAACCAAACGGCCGGGGGCAGCCCCGGCCACCTAAACCAGAAAGGATAGACCATGGATTACCAAACCAAAATCGCGGCGATCGAGGCCAAGATCAAGATCCTGACCAAGCAGCGCGACCAGCTGCGCGCCGAGGCGATCGAGGCCGGCGTGGCCCAGTGGATCGAGACTCAGCGCACCTACGCGCCGACCCTAGCGTGGTGGAAAGAACAGCACCCCAAGACGTGGCAGCGCTACGCGCACATCGGGCGCGTTAAAAACTTCACTTGGATTTAACCCAGCCGGCCGGGGGCAACCCCGGCCACCTAAACCAGAAAGGATAGACTATGAAAGCGATACTGAAACCCAGCAACATGTTCCACACCCCCGAGGATTGGGACGCCCTGACGGACTGGATCAACCGGCACCCACGCGAGGATCGAATCCACCTAATCACCGCAGCAATGATGGCGTGGAACTTAGCGGCCAAGCTGACCGAACCTGAAACCCAAGACGCATAAACACTTGTGTCCCGGTTGTGGATCCATTACAATCGGGGCACGTTAACCAGAAAGGACAGACTATGCCAAACCCATTCGCGAAATCGCGCCCGACCATGAAGCCCTATGCGATTTACCAGGGCCCAGGTATCACCTGGCACATCGTCAAGACATACAAACAGCCCAGTAGCGAGGCCAAAGATCCATACGCGCGCTGGCTTGTGGCCGCAAAGAGCGAGGCCACCTTTGGATCCTTCGAGGGCGGCGATACCTATAAGCGTGACGTCACGTCCTATGGGCGCTTGGTGGCCGCTGACCCCGAGTGGATCCAGGCCTATCGCCCAGGGTCCGGTTATGTCGACCTGCCCACGCCCGAGGAATACTTGGCTGACGCATGATGCACCGGTGACCGGCCGAGCGATCGGCCGGCATCCCGTGCATCAGGCACGTTAACCAGAAAGGATAGACCATGAAATACTACATCACCTGGATTGTGGACGGCCCCGCAATACTTACTGCGATCGAGGGAGGGCTTGAGCTGACAATCGATCAGCTGATGGAAGCCGCTTTTGCGATCGAGGATATCGAGCCCGACTCGAGTTATGAGATCTGCTCGATCATCCGCGCCGATGGCGCCCAGGTTATATACTAACCAACCCCGCCCAGGCGCTCCGATAGATTGAGGTCTACGCGCCTGGGCTATTCACTAGAAAGGATAAAAGAGAAAAGGCCCGCGCGCAGGGCGCAGGGCCGACGCGCAGGGCGCGTGGTGTAAAAAGAAAAAAAGGCCCGCGCGCAGGGCGCAGGGCCGACGCGCAGGGCCGACGCGCAGGGCCGCGGATCTTTTTACTTGTTCCCCGCTTGAAATCTGCTAACATTTCGTTGGGCAATTCCGCCCATTTTAACCAGAGGATCTGACATGCAACACGCTATCATCTACAACGGGCCAAGCTTATTGGATGGCAAGCCGATCGTGGTCGTGGCCACGTATTCAAAGCGCAACTCTAAGACCGGGCACGTCGTGCAGACATATATACTGTGCGCAGACATCAATCCGCTTGAAGCAAGCAAAACCGGTGCAGATTACAGCATCTGCGGCGATTGTGTCATGCGCGGCACCCCGACCGATGACCCCGCGCGCAAGCAAGCCAAGGGGCGCCGCTGCTATGTGAACTTAGGCCAGGGCGTTTTGATTGTGTGGCGCGCATACCAGCGCGGCGTATACCAGCCGGGCAGCGCGCGTGACATGGGCCGCGGCCGCTTTGTGCGCGTCGGCACCTACGGTGACCCCGGCGCCGTGCCATCGGCCGTGTGGGATGAACTGCTATCAGAGGCCAGCACGTGGACCGCTTACAGCCACCAGAGCGGGTGGCGGCCAGATATTGCCATGCAAAGCGCCGACGATTACCACAGCGCCGTGTTGCACTGGAAGGCCGGGCGCCGCACGTTCCGCGTTATCGCGGAACTTGGCCACCTTGACCCCAACAATGAGGCGCTTTGCCCGGCATCAAAAGAGGCGGGGCGCCGCGTTCAATGCACCGCTTGCAAGCTTTGCAAGGGCGGCACCGCTGCAAAATCAATCGCAATCGTGGAGCACTAATCATGTGGAATCGCACCTATTATGCAGTAAAAACCCGGCACCCCGTAAAGGGGAGCCGTTGGGATGGGCAGCATTTGTTCCGGGTAAGCGCAGACGAACGGCCGGAGGGCCGCTTATACTACGCCAGCGCGGACAACTTCGGGTGCGGTAAGACGCACCCCACGCCGGAGGGCGCTATCGCACTACTGGCGCAGGACAACGGCGCAGAGGTCTTGAACCTCTGCATTCAATACGAGGAGCACTAATCATGAGCAAAATTGTTGATTACATCACAGAGGATTGGGCCAACGGCCCAATCACCTTTCCGCTAGTCCAATGCGACTGCGGAAAAAAGGTCTACTGTTGCAACAGCTGGGCAAACGAGTGTGATTGCGGCGCAGAATACAACAGAGGGGGCCAGCGCCTGGCAGATCGCAGGCATTGGGGCGAAGAAACAGGGGAAACATTCTAGGACCGGGGGCCACGGCCCCCTTTTCTTTCGCCATTGCTGGCGCAATCATGAACCAAAACGCGCAGGGCGCAGGACAACGCGCAGGGCGCATCGATAGAAAAAATCAATCAACAGCGCGCAGGGCACGCCGATAATGATCAATGACCGCAACGCGCAGGGCGCAGAACATCGAACCAAGGTCCGCGAACCGCGATCCTTGCACCTCGGACAGGGGAAAATGGTGCAGATCCACGGCCATGGACCCCGGATATAAATAAAACTGATGGGGACCGGGGGTCTTTATCAAGAAAAACGATGGACCGCCGTGGGCGTTATAGGCTGTATGCCACGCGATCTGATGAGGTGATAGATTTGCTCTATCGCTTTTGCTTATCTTGAGTTCGATCTTCAATGGAAAGCCGCCGAGCAGCATGTCAACGTCCGGAAAACCACCACCCGCACGGTTCTCAATGCGGGTGGCAAAGCAATCTTTCGGCATGTTGCGTCGGATCTGCGACCAGAAGTTTGCCTCGGGGCCAGCCACTATCTGGCGCCCTCTTGGTCGATAGCCAAAGGCTCGATCACCTCAGCATCTTCGACCTTGCTGTCGATCTGGAAAGCCTGCGGGTATTGTTTCTGCAGCGCAGCCAAGCGGGCTGTGATCTCGTCGCGCGACATCTGGTCCAGCGTGTTGATGGTCTCGCGTCTGTCGATGGTCAGACCGCCCAGCGCAGAGCGAATCTTCTCGGCGTTGATAGCAGCAGAGAATTGATTGGCGTCCTCGGCGCTACGGGACAGCTCAGAGAGCCGTTGAAGCTGTCCGATGAGGGTGACCCCATACTTGCGCTCACGCTCCTCACGCAGCTCCTGTACGTACTCCAGCACATGCGGGTAGTCGCGGCCGTTCAAAAGCTTTGAGGCGTACATATGGGCTGTGTCCGGGGCGTACCCGGCTTTGCGTGCGCACTCGGTGTTGGAATAGATCCCCTCCGCTATATGCCGGGCAAAAGTCTGCTGCCGGGCGGTCAGGACTCGGGAATGTTT